TCGTGGACATTGAACCGGCCTCTTATCCGATTTCGGCCACCATTCATGCCCGCACGTAGGTCGTTTGCATTTGCATTTTTTCATTCGTTATCCTTTTCCAGTATTGGGAATTCCGGTAATTCAATTTTCATAAACATGCCCTTGCCTTTCCATTCAGACTTATACCAAAAATGACCAGATCTAACGGTCATATTCCTATTTGCAACCTTACTGATTTCAACATAATTTAGTTCTGGCTCTATTTGTTTTCCATCAAAATATTTTGTGTCATATGGGCAGCCATAAAACCAATATGATCCTTGCTCAGTTGGCCATTTATGTGTCCATTTGTATTTTTTCATTTGTTAAACTCCCCCCGATCCAGGTCGTTTATAAAAAGTTATCACATAGAGAATTTGATTTATTTTGGCAATATCTTCGATGGCCTTGATTGGGTCTTTCAGCCATTCAATAACCCCGTCAAGCGTTTCGTTGTGCTCATCAGCTCTGCAATTACATTCTCCGGATTTATCGCCATATTCATATGACGGGTGCTTAGGGCAAGTGTACCAATCATTCTCATGATGTTCCAATCTCAGTTTTTCAAGTTCAGCGAAAATATCCATCGTCAATTTCTTCTCCTGACCATGTCCAAAGTATCGGATCTGATTTTTTCTATCAGGCTATCAAGTTCTTCTTGCGTGAAGACATAGCAATCAACTTGAAATTTAGTGTCCCTATCGTTTCCTTCTTCATCCTTTGTAATCTCTGATGAAATACTAAGTGTTTTTAAAATTGAAAATCCAAGCGAGAACGCTATTCTATCTTCAACATCTTTCATAAATTCGCCATGCTCAGCCGTAGCAATAACATCTTTAGGAACGAAACATGCTGCTGAGAATTTATTTTTACCCATCGCGTCTCCACCTCCATTTATTAACACATTAAGGGCCTCATGCATGACAATCGACTCGCCTTTTCGTATGACAACCTTACGCGGCAAGTCATTACTTTTCCATAGAATTAAAGACATCGCCTTCCTCAATAAAAAATCAAATCAACATGCCCGATTTCATGTTTTACGTTTCCATAATCGCCATAAGATTCAGGATTAACCCTGCTGAACGTAACTTCCTTGATGTAATCGCCGGTTATATGTTCGTATGAGTCTAAAATGTTTTGGATTAAATCAAAACATGCTGAAAGTTTTTTTCGTGCGGCCTCTTTTTCAGTTTCTATTATTTCTTTAGGTTTCATCATTCCTCAAGTACCACCAATTTTGAATGTTCACTTTTCCTGAAAATCGTCACGAGTCTGATTCCGGATTCGTCAGAAATGGCAATATCCAGACCCATGAGACTCCCATTTTTGCTCTGAAATTCGGTATCAGGCACCCATAAATGACGACCCTGAGCGTTTGTAAAGAACTGGATTTTCAAAAAAGTGTCACGATCCATTTCCCATACAAACCGAGATCGTTCTTTGTAGAAAATATCTTGCACTGTATCTGAGTTAAGCTCTAATTTTTCCATTATTTCTTTTGGTTTTTTAATTGTTAATTTTTTACCAGCGGTCCTTCCGTCATTCCAGCCACGTTTATAATCTGGGTCGCTTGAGAGGTGGCAATTGCGGACCCATTCATCATTGTATCCAGAATAACACCATCCATCCTTGAAACCCTCTTGATATGATTTTTCGTTCATTATTCCTCCTTGAAGATATTCGCGTGATCCCGCGCACTGATAGCAATGTATCGTGATCGATAGGCCATTTTTTATTATCATATTATGCGTTGAACTCGTTGCATATGCGCTTAACGGCCACATACGGATATATGTTGCCTCTGAAGTGGGCAATTGGCTTAATCACTATGAATCTTACGCCGCCAATGGTGACAAGTTCGCCTACTGAAGGAATAGTTTCTATTTCTCCAAACACTCTACAATCACAGCCTTCAAATACATATTCAACCAGCATTGTTGCATCGGTTGAGAACCATTCTTTGTTTTTCAATACGGTTACTGGTTGGCCTGCAAGATCTGATAATTTCATTTAAATATTCCTCCGATAAATCCGGCGCAAATGAAACCCAATATGTATCCCACTACAACACCTTGTATAAGCGGCGGTATCCACGGCTTTACTACCAGTCGATATTTTTCTTCAAAGAACTTTCCCAAAGAACACGATAGCAATTCATTGTTATTTATTGATAATTTCTCTATTCGCAAAAGTAAGTTTATATAATCTTGATCTTCTTTTCTTTTTACCTGATTTCGCGCGTTCTTTTTGTCTGAAAAATAATACCAGCCCATTAAGTGTCTCCTTTTTGTGTAACTAATATTATAATAAGTATCGCTCCATGTCAACAAGTAATCCGACCAACAAGTAAAATTTTCATAATTTAGAATATAATTTCCATAAATAGTTGATCTATTTAGTTTTAGATTAATTTTCCCTTGCGCTTTCAATATGCACAATTGCATAATTCCGTCAAATTTTTAAAAAGGCGGGATAATTGGACGTAATTTCCACCATAAAAACGTTTCTCAAGACTTTTTTATTTTCGATTTTGCGCAATATCGATGTCGTTCTGATTTGCGCTGGCATTTTCTTTGTCTGGTACGGACTATATCAGTTCATGCCATGGGTTTCTCATTCGGTCTGTGGGGCTATCCTATTGCTTTGGGGCGCTGGATGGCTTGAACGCGAGGGCGAATGAGCGCGATTAGACGCATTCGCAATCTTGGCCTTTCCGACCCAAAGGCGTGGAATCCATCATTATGGAACATGGTCGGTACTCAGTCACTTTCTGGCGAGACCGTTACCGAAGCCACGGCGCTGACTTATTCGGCCATCTGGAACGCCGTAACGCTCTATTCAGGTACAATTTCCACGCTTCCGCTCCATTTACTCCGGCAAAATCAGCAAAAAACCCTACATGTTGAAGAAAAAAAGCTGTATCGGGTACTTCACGACCAATTCAACCCATATATGAGCGCTCAGATTGGGCGCGAGGTTATGATCGCTCATCTCTTGTTATGGGGTAACGCATACGCCGAGATCGTTCGGAACGGTTACGGTGAAATTGTTGAGTTGTGGCCAATTACTCCAAATAGGGTCAGGCCATATATCGAAGATTCTCAGATATTTTATGAAATTCAGCTTGATTCCGAGAAAGTTACGCTTCCGTATGAAAAAGTGCTGCATATCCCAGGATTGGGCTTTGATGGTTTTGTCGGATATTCAGTTGTTTCGATGGCTCGTAAATCCTTTGGATTAAGCATGGCGATGGAAACATTCGGGTCACTTTATTTTGGCCAGGGCACACACGTTGGTCGGATTTTGAAACATCCAGGCAAATTGGATGACAAGGCGAGGTCGAACTTAAAGGAATCATTCGCAGGGACAAGTGAGGGATTGGCCAAAGCGCATAAGCTCATGGTTCTTGAAGAGGGCATGACACTTGAAAAGATTGGCGTTGACGCTGAAGATGCACAATTTTTACAAAGCCGGACCTTTCAGATTTCCGAAATTGCAAGATGGTTTAACGTCCCCCCTCACCGGTTAAAGGAGCTGGATAGAAGCACGAATAATAACATCGAATCGGAACAGATTTCTTGGGTAACTGATTCGATTATGCCCGTAGCCATTCGGCTTGAATCGGGCTACAACATGCAACTTTTATCTCAGGACGAAAGATATAAGCAAAAAATATTCACTCGGCATAATCTTGACGGGCTAATGCGGGGAAGCCCCAAGGTAAGGGCTGAATACTATCGAGTGATGTTCTCGATTGGCGCGATGTCTATCAATATGATTGCAGAAAAAGAAGGATGGGACCCGATAGAAAACGGCGATGAGCGCTTTATTCCGCTTAACATGATTCCATTGTCAAAGGTTGATCAATATCTTGAGCTGCAAGGGAATCAACAGTCCGCCGCTATCGTTGAACCTGAAAAGACACCAGCTAAAAATATGTCCAGATTGAGGATTGCAAATAGGGAGTTTCATCATGAATAAATGGTTTGAAATTAAAAATAAAGCCGATAAATCAGAGATTTGGATCTATGAAGAGATCGGAGAAAACTGGTGGGATGGCTCAGGAATTACCGCAAAAGGATTCCAGAAAGAACTTTCAGCCGTTAAAGCATCTCAAATTGATCTTCACATTAATTCACCTGGTGGGCTGGTTTTTGATGGTATCACTATTTACAACCTACTGAAACAGCATCCTGCAAACGTGACTACATATATTGACGGCCTTGCCGCTTCTATTGCTTCAGTGATTGCGCTTGCCGGAGACAAGATCATTATGGCAAATAACGCCCTGTTTATGATCCATAAAGCATCCGGCGCAGTATTTGGGAATTCTGACGACATGCGCGACTTTGCCGATAAACTCGACAAAGTCAATGGGTCAATTGCTACCACATATACGTCAAAAACTGGCAAGGAAGAGCCTGAAATCAACGATATGATGAAGGAAGAAACGTGGCTCACTGCCAAAGATGCACTGGATGCAGGGTTTATTGATGAAATATCGGGCGATGCGGACATGACGGCATGCGCGAAGTTTGTTCCGTCAATGCAGAAAGCAAAATTTCAACGCATTCCTGAAAACATTATACCGAAAAAAGAAAAACCATCAGCGAGGGACTTAGAACATATTCTCCGGGAGGGCGGATGTTCTGAGGCAATGGCAAAGTCTATTTTATCAATCGGGTATAAGGGTGATCAACGTGACGTTGCCCCTGTAGCGGATCAACGAGATGTTGCCGTGGTGATTCCGATGAAAAAAAAGGATCGAGTGGCTGATTTGCTTAACAGGGCTGAAATATTATCACTTACAACCAATTAGGATAAAAAAATGAAGACTATATCCCAGTACAAAGAAGATATTAAAAATCTGATGAAGAAAACAGCGGACATGGATGCTAAAGCCATCGGCGATGGGAGAGACCTGAACGATTCCGAGATCACCCTGAAAAACGAAATCCTCGATACCGTTGAGGAACTCAACAAGAGCATTGTCACCCTTGAACGTCAAGAGCGCGTGAATGCGATGCTTGAACAGCCCCATGCGGCACACACGGTTCCAAAGAGTGCTCAGTTAAGAGCGCCTGAGGCCCAGAAAAAGGACAGGTTCGATTCGTTCGGCCAGCAACTTGCCAGCGTCATGAACGCTGGATTGCCTGGCGGACGTATTGATCCTCGGCTTTTTAATGCTGCCGCCTCCGGACTGAATGAGACGACCCCAAGCGATGGCGGATTCCTTGTCCAGCAAGATTTTGCAGCCAGTTTGCTGGAAGAGGTTTTCGACACCGGTATTTTATCGTCCAGGGTCGGGCGAAGAATCCCGATTAGCGGAAACTCAAACGGGACGGTAATCAACGGTGTCGATGAAACATCCCGAGTATCCAGCCGTTACGGCGGAGTGGTAGCTTATTGGGGGTCAGAAGCTGAAGAAAAAACCAAAAGCAAGCCCAAGTTCCGAAGAATCGAACTGAATCTTAAAAAGTTGATCGGCCTCTGTTACGCAACGGACGAAAACCTTGACGACGCCGCACAGCTTGAAGAAATTATCCGCAAAGCGTTTATTGGGGAATTCGGATTTCAGGTCGATGAGGCCATGTTCAGCGGGACCGGCGCTGGCCAGCCTTTGGGGATTTTGAACTCAGGGTCATTGGTTACGGTGAGCAAGGAGACCGGTCAAACTGCGGCGACGATTCTCGCTGAGAACATTGACAAAATGTATGCAAGGCGTTTTGCTCGCCAAACCGGTAATTATGTTTGGTACTACAACCAGATGATCGAACCTCAGCTTGCTCAGCTTTCGTATTCTATCGGAACGGGCGGGATTCCGGTTTATTTGCCTCCTGGCGGGTTAAATAGCTCACCTTACGCTCAGATCAAGGGGCTGCCTGCAATTGCCATTGAGCAGGCCAGCGCTCTCGGTACTGCTGGCGATATCGTTCTCGGCAATTTTGCCGATGGTTACGTTATCGCTGAGAAAGGCGGCATTAAGGCGGATATGTCAATCCACGTGCGATTCATTTACGACGAGTCATGCTTCAGGTTCGTACTGCGGATCGACGGGCAGCCGGTGAGGGCTACTGCTTTGACCCCGTATAAGGGTGGAGCAACAGCAACCCAATCACATTTCATCACACTTGAGACCAGATCATAATAAAACGCCGGGCTGAGTCCCGGCTTAAGGAGAAAAGACTATGAGACTTTGCCCTGAGATGTTCCCCATTATTGAAGGCCATGAACCTGTAGCGTCAAATGCATTGGCAGACACATCCGATGCAATCAGCCTGAAAAATGCGAATGGCTGCTTGATTATTGTTCATGAAGATTTTGCGGTTGACGCGAATCATCTGGTTTTGACCGTACATGAAGGTGCTACCGCTGCCGAAGCTGCTGCCGGGACATATCCGATTACGACCGGCGCTGAATTCCCTATTTGGCGAAACCTGACATGCCAGACATCCGATACCATGGTCCGTGAAACCGATGGGATCACCTACACCATCAATGGAACGGCTGGCGATAACGTCCTGGTGTGCTTTTACATTCCGGCATCTATCCTTACCGCTGGGCGCCCTTGGATTCAATTGGGAGCGGCTGCTGGAGATGCTGGCAATATTGTATCCGTGCTGTATATGCTCGATAGCGCAAGATATCAGCAAACAACGCCTCCTACAGCGATAGCGTAAAATAAGGTGGCCTGAAATATGGCCACTAAGGAGTTGAAATGTTAAGAGAAGAAATTAAACAGGTCCAGGAAATAGCTATTACGGCTGCAAAAACTGCATCTTTGGTGGCTTACGAAAAAATCATGGATAAAATAGAAGCAATCGAAAAACGGTTGACCATTCTGGAAAAAACGCCAATCGCCCCTACAAAACAGGGCAAGAAGGAGACCGAAAATGCCTAATTACGCACCTTCAACAATCGCCAGAATTGGCGACATCATCAATGGGTTGCATGTTGAAACGACTGGCGGAGTTCTGGTGGCTGCCAATTTTACGACCGGTGGAGTCGATACCAATTTGTTCAATATCTATGGCCGGATCAAGGTTATGGAATTATTTATTGAACTGACATCCGCTGCCGATGCGAACTTGACGCAGGTACTTTTTTATACCACGTTCACGACCCCTGTCGTCGCAAAAAACGCTATGTGCGCAAAATGTGCCAGCATCGCAAGTCTGGGTGCTTATGGTAGGATTGTTTACGTAGGTGGTGCCGTGGCCACTGCCGCTATTATCACCGATAGTGCTGGACTTACCGATGTTGAAACCGCTGGGAAGCATTCCATTCTCGGTGGGCGATCCGCTGCAGGCGTTAATACCGTGGGTGTTATCGGCATGACATCGTCCGACGCTACTCAGGCGGCAACAATTGCGGCAACGGCGCATATTTTTTATACTCCGATGTCTCAAGGCGCTTATGTGTCGGCAGCCCTGTAATCTTTTTGGCGGGATACGATAAACCGAGTCTCGCCTTTTAAGGATTTGTCAAATGTCACTATTGAAAAGCGAAACAACCGGATCGGCTGCTATAGCAACTACCATAACACCAGGCAGAGCATCGGCGATTGATTCAATGATGCTCCATCTGTCTGCGGTGGGCGGCGCAGGAAACTTAACCGTTACCATTGATTCCGGTGCCGGATCTGCTTACGACACGGTCATACTGACTCAAGACATGACGCTCGTTATCGATTTATTTTGGCAACCAGACAGGCCGATTGAGCTTAGCTCGGGTGATAAAATTGTAGTTGCATGGGCCAATGCTGGCGGAAAAACATACGGACTAACCATTAATTGGCTCGGGAGGTAGCGGCATGCTCAATATTAATGGGTTGTCTTCTGTAGGATCAGTATCTCTTCAAACACTGAATCCTGCAAACGATACGGTTTCTGCTGGCTATTATGCGGCAACGACATTAAGCGCTGTTGACGCTGACTTAGCGGTAGGCAACATCAAAACAGGGGTTGGTATTTTCGGTTTTACCGGGACTTACGATACCGAAGCCGTCAACCCTATTGTGGCTGGCCGCATGAAAACCGGGGATATCGCCTTTGTCAATGGATCAAAGATTACGGGCACAGGGACTAAAACGCTTTCAGACGCAAACGATACTCTCGCCGCTGGTTATTATGCTGCTACAACGTTATCCTCCGTTGACGCTGACCTTGCAACCGGAAACATCAAAGCCGGAGCGACAATTTTCGGGATTGCCGGGAAAACCGAAGTGGTTGACACCACTGAAGCCGTTGATGGTGCCGTAGCTGCTGACATTGCGCTCGGAAAGAAGGCATGGGTGAATGGGGTAGAAATAACTGGAATTCATGTCTGATGCAGCTTATTTGCGTAACGCCACCCGTTCTTGAATGTTTGTCGCTTTCCGAATTGAAAATGCATTTTCGCATCGACTCAGAAACTTTTGCAGGCAACACGGAAGATACCCAATCTATTGCACCCGGAAGCCACGCTACAACGGTTGGATACGCGCTGATAGGGTCTGGCGTGTCAGTGGCTGGCAAACAGGCTATTGTGTATCTTGAAGCCGGGACAAACGGCGCAACCGGAACCGTTGATGCAAAGATCCAAGAATATAATGGGTCAACGTGGGCGGATTGGACGGGGGGCGCTTTTGCTCAGGTCACGACTGCAAATGACAACGCGACTTACGAAAAGGCATACACTGGCACGGCATCACAGATCCGCGTTGTGGCTCAAGTCCTTCTTGCGGCCTGTGAATTTGGCGTTTCTGTTGTCACGAATTCGGCTACAACAGCCGAGGATGACAAGCTCACAAGGATCATCGCCGCTGCCAGATTGTCAATCGAGAAAATAACTTGTAGGCGCTTGCTGACTCAGACATGGGATTACTTTCCAGATTGTTTTCCGGATAAGGGCTATATCTTGA